AAGTACCGCCAAATGTTGGGTCAAACACATGCTCCTGTGTTTTGTCGCGGTTGCTTGTCATCACTAGCTCAGGGAGTTTTTCCTCATTTGCAATCGGCGTGGGCATAAAGTCCTCATCTGGACTTGGCATAGGCCGTTCACTTTTTATCACTAGCTCTTCAAGCTTTTCCGCAGGCGCTATGTATGGCTCCAATGATTTCAGAAATTCTTCTAAGTTGGCAGGCTCTTGTTGAACCGTCATTTCTTCTGTTGGCCGTTCACCTGTTATTACTAGTTCTGGAATATTTTCTTCCGGATACGTGGGCATAAAGTCCTCATCTGGACTTGGTAATGCAACAGGCTCAGGTTCTGGAGTAGGTGCTGGCGCTACATAAGGCTCCAAAGATTTAATAAATTCTTCTATGTTTGCAGGCTCTTGTTGAACCGTAGTCTCTTCTTTTGGACGGTCGCCTTTTATTACTAACTCGGAGAGTTTTTCTGCTGGAGTCAGCGAAGGGGGTTCACCCGCGTCCTCAAGATTCCTGAAAATGTCCTCAGACACACCCTTGCCAACCGTATCGCGGTTAGATGTAACAAGCACCTCGTTGTCGGCATTAATTAAATTAAGGATGTCTTGGTTGCTTAACCCGCTATCAGACGGCTTGTCGATTGTATTAATACCAATAGACTTTAAAAAATCATCAGCCTCCTCAACCTGCGGTCCACCCAAAGAGCGTGTAGGCAAAGACGGTAAAGTAGTTGTTGACTCTGGCCCGTACGTACGTTCAAGCTCTTCAATTAATCTTTGCGTATTTGCGTCTTCTTCTTCAGGAGAAATTTGCGACCGGGAAATAGCCGTGTTAAGTCTGTTCTCTATAAGTTGTTCTTGCTCTTCTGGGCTAAGAGGATCTTCTGCTTGCAAATCTGCGCTGGACTTTGTTGGTGAACTTCCACCAGATCCTGACATTGCATCCATGCCGTAAAGCATTATGGCTAACGGATCACCGCTCTCGATAGCTTTAACTGCGCCGATTGCTTTAGAAACATCTTTAAGGTTTACACCGCCAACGTCGCTTACACCCGCCAAATTAGCGCCAGAAAACGCAATCGCTAATGGATCGCCACTTTTTACAGCACCTGCAAATCTAGCAGCATTGGCAACATCGGCCATACCGCTAACACCCGCGAGGTTGCCCATGCCCGCAAGGTTGGTAATAACACCTAGAGGATTGTCTTGCTTTGCGGCAATAGCCGCGTTAGCAGCCATAGCAAATGGAGCCAAGCCGGGAACAAACGACGCAAGTGTTAAGAACGGAGCAATAGAACCCATGTCACTGCTAGATGCGCCTTGCGTGTAGAAAACTGGCAAGCCTTGGTCATCAAACTGAACACCATAACCAGTATTACCTTTACCCTCATAAGTTCCGCCAAAGAAGTTGCCTGTTTGGCGCTCTGTGTAAGTATTGGGGACGGCTTGACCTGTCTCTTTATTACCGAAGGTTTGCTCAGTTACAGTTTGGTAAATTGGATCACCCCAATCCTCGTATCCAACAACCTTTTGTACTTCTCTTGTGATTGGGCCAAACTGGCTAATGTCTGTGATTCCTGTTTCAGCAAGAATTCGAGCCATGTCTTTAGTAGCTTGATCAGCACCATAGCCGCCTGTCCATCGAGATGTGTCGCTTCGGGCTTGGATTTGTTTTATCAACGCCTCAATTGTGGCGTTGTTAGTTTTAGGCGCAGGCGTTTCTGCGGGTTTTTCAACGGGCGCTGGAATTGGGGCAGCTATAGGTGGGTTAATAATGTTTGCCAACGCTTCGTTCTGCTCCATAGCGCTGCCGCCAAAGCCATTGTCTTCAAAATCTACGAAGAAGTTGTTTCCGCGATCACGAATAGGCATGTTTAACCAACCTTCCAATTTGTGCCGTCAGAGTATACGGGTGTAGCCACTGCACCACCGCCAGCTACAGTTGATCCAAATGTTGGAGCAGACGCATCAGTCACAAAAGACCTTGAGCCTTTTCCAGATGTCACCGCACTTGGCAACGTTGCCACAGTGTAATTAGTTAGGGCTGGAACAATGTTGTCTGTCTTTAGCTGGTCAAGAATTGCATCAACACGATTAAAGTACAGACGCAGTACGTTGTTAAGCTGGTCGGTATACGCACGAGAGTATTCCTCTGTAGCCAATGGTAAGTTAGGCGCGGCTACCTGACTAAGTTCAAACTCTGACGTAACGATCATGAGTTACCCCTGCGACCGTCTTGCCTGATGTCAATACGCGGGCTACCTAGTTGCCACTGAGTGCCAAGCTGACTAGACTCAAGCTTTAAGATCATTTGACGACCACGAACCCTGACATAAACCTGACCAGTAAACTCTTCAATAGGGACGGTAGCTGTACGAGCAATGGTTGCATTGCTGTTGCCCCCTACAGAAATAGGGTCGTTAAAGCCTGAGCCAGAGTTCTGCATTGGGATTAAAGTCATGGTGACTTGCGGAGCGCTTGCGCCCGTAGACCCACTAAAGGTAATGTCTGGAAGCATACGCCACACAAAACCAAAGTGATGGCCGTCATCAATATCAAACTCAGCAGTTTCAATGACCGCGTTAATTGCGGTGGTAACTTCTGTTGAGTTATCGTCTACACCGTACTCATGGTAGACGACGTTGTTGATGTCTGTAGCGGCCATTGGGTAGTTACGCAAGCCGGAGTCAAGCCATGCGGTTCTAACCATGTTGCCGTAATACCATACGCCTTCGCCGTTGTTCTCAAAATAGTTGTAGACCACGTACCGGTCAATTGAGGAGGACGATGCTGAACAATAGAAGAACCAAACTTCATTGAAGCCTTCATTGGTACTGGCAAAAAATTGATCTGACTGTTCTGCATTAATATCTTCAAAAATAAATTTACGTAAGTCGCAACGTAATGTTTGAACGCGACCGTCGTATTTGTAGAACTTGTCTACACCCATCCAATAAACCACACCTGAACCAATTGCCACAGCGTTTTGGCTGGCAATAGAAATGTTGTCACCTAGCAGCTGGGAACTCCAAATGACTGGCGGGCCTTGGTATTGTAAAGAATACAGCGTTGAATCCGTGTACACCAAAATCTCTTGGCGAGTCTGAAGCGCAGTCACAATCTTGGAGCCATGTGACAACAGTAAACTACCGGCTTGGTTTGTAGCTGCGGGCGTCCACATTGCAATGTCTTCTTGATCCGACCAGCGAAGCAACATCTGGTTTTGCACAATACTGCCGTAGTCGTTTACACCAAACGCAAACACAAACCTTGACGCATCAGAAACAAGTAAATAGTTCTGCATCAACGGAACGTCAGATGCACCGGCCAAACTAGATACCAAAACACCTCTGGTGGTTAACCCAGTAGCATTGTCCCAGTAATAGATTTCTCCACCACGGTAACCAAAGACTAAGTTTTCACCAAAGTTTGACTGGCTCCAAATCCGGATTGGAAAGCTCGTAGATGTACCAACACCCCAACCACCAGTACCCCATCCACCTGCACCCCATCCCAGAACAGGCAGGGCAGTAGCAGGGCCAACGTTAATTTGATACGCAGCCACCACAGCCGCGCCGCCATAGGATCCAGCTGGAATAGCAGATGCTACAGTGATTGTGTAGGTATCTACAGTCAGAACTGTAATTTGATACTCTTGATTCCAAGTGGTCGCGTATGTGCCGGTAGCACCGCTGAATGTGACAAAGTCGCCCGTTACCCCGCCGTGAGCGGTATCGGTTACTGTAACTGTGGTTGTCCCGTTACCGGCAAAAGGATCGTTGTTAATTGTGGGGGCTGGAACTACCCGCAGTGGGGTAATGTCGTAGTATGTGCCGCCAAACTCAATGTAAAACTTTAAATTGGTTCCAACGCTTAACAAGTTAGCGCCGCCTAACGTCACCCAGTTCCACAAAGAACGGCAAACCCCAAGGAAAAAATTGGCTGAAATGCGTGTCCACCCACCAATTTTCTCAGGTGTACCTTGACGAAAGCGCACCTTGTCGGACACATAGTATCCGTTTTCATTGGTATAACGAGTGTTCTCTCTGTTTACACCGGCTTTCAGGGTAAGTTTTTTGAGCATCGGCAGTCCTACGAAAGAAACACGGCGCGTTCGTCGATGCGACGTTTTTGCAGCCCTTTGAGAATTTTACCCCCCGCCATGCAATACTTCAAGAGTTCTTCTGACGCGCCTTCCATATCACCACGCAATACCTTCTGACGCAGAGTTGAACGCTGTAATGTGCCTAGCCCCACATTGAAGGAAAATGATACCAACGCATCAAACTGTCCTTGAGTAAGAGGCACAGGACAATAAGTAGCCACGCCTTTCTCAAAGCGAGCAAGGTCTGCCCTAAGTATTGCATCTATTTCCTCCATTGAATATTTACGCATGGCTTCTGCGGGTGGTGTAAACGCATCCCGCTGGTCTATCTTCAACTTGCCTTGCTCTGGAAACATGACATGGCCGACCCCGATTGTCCAAAGCTTTGCTGGACATTTATACGGGTTTACCCTCACGCCCTCATGGTGGCGGATCATGTGTAAACACTTGTCTGAGATTTTCATTTCCCAAACGCCCGGCCACCAAAGTGGAACGCAATGATTGAGGCGAACAATGCTTGGGTGTCAGAGTCCCACAGCATCTCGGCCAACTCAGTGAATGGCACACCACGGCTCCAGCCGTAGGCAAACAGGCCGATGTCAATAAACAACAGCAGGAAGAAGAAGCCGTAGGTGATGACTGGGCGAACAGAAGCTCGGAGGTTCTTCATCCATGTAGATGTACCTTCGTTTAAACTCATATCGTGGGCGTAGACAGCTTGCATTTCTGCCTGCTGTGCACCAATCAGAACCTGTTTAGTATTGGCCGCGCTCTCTGTTTCTAGCTGCTCAGACTTGATATGTTCAATTCTTTCTTGAGCCTCAAAGCCTGCTTTACGCAGTTCAAGCTCGCGGGTGATCTGCATCTGGGCAAGATTTAACTCGTGCTTTTTATCCGCTCGGTCTTGGAAGAATTCCAAAATCTTGGGCAAACCGCCCATTAAAAACGAAATTAGTGTTGAGAGTAGTGTCAGCATAATGATCCTTTACTGTTTACTTTTACTGAGCATAGTACTTGCAATCTGCAGCATCCCTATGGCTTTGGTTAAATCCTTGGGTTCTTTTTCCCACCCAACCGTAATCTGTCCAACAAACCGGCCCTGCTCTGGCGGCACACTGACCCGGCATCCAAAAGTTACGCCCTTGTCGATATACCACAATCCAATCTCGCTTTGGGGCGCGGCATATTCACTGCAAGGAATCTCATTGGCCATCAACGCAACCACATCACGGTTGTTGGCTGAACTCTGAGTAAACAGCCCCACGTCTAACCCTTCATGAGTTCTGTCCCTGCCCTCGCGGGTATACGCCCGATATAGCACCCTTGTACCAAACAGAGGGTTGACTTTGAATATCGCAACCACCGCCGCATTGGTGTTCTTGAACAAATGTGCTGCAACGTCTTCCGCCCTGTCCTCTGCAATCGTTGGGAGCTTTTTATTCTCTTTGTACGCTTCAAATAGGAACGACTGGTTCTGCCAGACAAAGTACCCAGAGAAAGCAAACACCGCCATGAGTATCAGCGCAAACAGTTTAAACGGGCTGTCTACGTAGGACAGCACCTTACTCAATACGTCTGCTGGCTTCTCGTCACTCATAGACCAACCATTCCAAGTACTTTATTCACAATCTTGTCCGAA